ATATGTCAAAGTTTGTTTATCTTTTTTATCCTTTTTTAAGAAGTTTTACACAATAAACGCACAGTCTTGTCATTGCATATTGAATAAACCTCAAAGCCTTGTTTGATGTATTTCTTGGCATAGTATATGACTTGCTTGTCATTCTCAAGGATTATGTGAACGTACTCACGCCCCTTCCTGACTGTCAGCTCCATTGATTAACTCTAAAATGCTTAATTCCTCTCTGTAAACTTGCGGAATGTCGAGCCAATTCTCCACTCGCTTACATCCATTAATAACGCTTGAATGGTCACGATTAAAGATTGAACCTATTTTTATTGTGCTGAAATTCTTTCGATGCCTTAGATGATAAAACAAAGCGTGTCTGACGTTAACGATTGATCTATCCCTCATTGGTGACTTCAGTTCATCTTCAGTGATGCCGTACTCGTTTAGAATGCGTTCATATAGTTCCTGACATCTTTCAACATTGTGTCCTTTGAGTTTGAGGATTTCGTGCCTCATCTTGTGGATGGTCACTTGATACTCTCTTATTTGATTTCTGACTTTACGTTGGTAGTTGTCGTGTTGTTTTTCTAATCGTGTCAGCTTTTGCTTTGCTGCAATGTATTCTGGGTAGTAGTCTTTCATAGTTCTAAATAGTATGCCATACAGGCTGCCTTGTAAATAATTTCCTCGTCAAGTTGTGAGCGTTTCTGTTTGTGTCCTCGCTCCCTTTTTAGTTTGTAAAACCAAATGTTTTGATTGTCGTTTATCATCTCCACTAATTCATTCACTCGCTTTTCATCAATCTTTGGCTTGTCTTCTAATTCCTCCCATGCCTTGCAAAGAAAAGATGGAAACACTGCCGCCCTTTTTGTTCTGACATTCTCCCAGTTGCTTTTGGCTATCTCAAAGGCTGACATCTTTGGGCTATTGTCAACCGGTGCTTCTATTGCCAAATACTCTCTTGGCTTTAAGGTAATGGTGTGACTGTTGTCTTTGATGTAGGCGTTCATGATGTCGCTTACAAATTTGACGTTCAGTTGTTGTGGTTGTCTGATCGTGTACTTTCCGAGCAGATACTCTCTGAATGCTTTGTCCATCGTTTCGATTTCACATCTTGCAAATCCGTCTTGAATAAACTCGATGAACTCTTTGCCTTGTTGTGGTGGCTTAATGCCTCCTAATGAACAGAGCTTTTTTAATCGCTCTAATATCATCTCCTGTGGTATATCCTGAATGTAGTTCATAATGTCCAGTTGTCTAATTCGTTTTGACTATCCGCATACGGCAGCTTTTCATCCTCGTATCTCCTTTGGTTTAAGTAGGTTGTAAAGTTAGGAAGATAATCTGTTTTTTGTGCTGCGATGTGATTCTTGAGATATTTGGGTAAATGCTGCCTGATCTTTTCAAGCTCCGTCTGTTTTAGTTTTTTAAACTTTGATGCTGCATCCTTTTTGCTTCCAGGTTGTCGTGTTGAAACTTGGCTGTAAGCCTTCCAAACTTGATCAAAAATTTCATCCCTTTCCACCAAGAGAGATTTATCTCTCTTATTTATTACATTAACATTTACACTATCACTTACATTTACACTATCAGCTTTTTTGGGTTTTTCAGAAAAGGCTTGGGTTTTTTCGCTTTCTTTGGGTTTCTTTGGTCTGCCACCCTTTTTCCCATTAAGGCTTTGCTTTTCAATGTAGCTGTCCCATTTCTGAAGGTCACGCTTTAATTGTTGTCTAATAGGTTCAAATGCAATCTTTGTGATAACATCGTCTGTTTCAGGATCAAGGTCATTAACGTAGGCGAGAATATGCTTAAACAATCTCCCTGCTTGTTCCTCGTTTAACTGCTCCACCGTATGAATTAGGTCGGTGTACAATATGAATGATTTTTTATTTTGTGCCATAAAAAAAGCCCCGTACCGATTAGATGTGTGGAAGACCATCTAACCAGCCGAGGCAAAAGTCATTAAACATAACAGCTTCCACCCTGTTGTTTGCTCTACGAATTTAATGAATTATCTGAATAACCCAAATCACTTTTGACTTTTTGTTGCTTTGCCATCTTCTCCAGGTACTTCTTACCTCTGAATTGTGGGCGTTCCATCTGAAGCTTACGTCTGATTCTTGTGATGGTCTGAGCATCGGTCAACTTGCCGAATGTGTACTCACGCTTAAAATCATCAAAGGTTTCTAATCTGATTCCTTCATCTGCCATCTGCATTGTCCAATAGTAGGCTGTGAGCATTCGGTCATCGTCTTTGGTTTCTGGGTGCTTCAGTAGAACAGCAGCAACCCTTTGCTGAATCATGTTGTTCATTTCTTGAATCTCCTTCTGTAAAGTGGTTCAACATACGGCTTTTCAGATTCGTTCGCTTGGCGTTCAAGCTCATCCTCAAGCTTCTTAAATTCTCTGACTTCGTCGCATATTTTCAAATAAGCTAAATAACAAATGAGCATGATTAATGCGATTGGCAAAACTAAAATTACTGGTACTTCCATAGTTCAAATATAAACTTTCTTTTTAATTTGGCAAAATATTTTTATTATTCATCCAATTCATCATCATCCCAATCATCATCCAAATCCAACATTTCTTTTGCTTGTTCATGTAGAGATAGTATTTCATCCATCTCCTCAGGTGTCAACATTAAATATGTGATTGATTCTGTTTTTATAATAATTTCGTCTGAGTTAAACTCAATTTTTACTGGATCACACTCAGCATCTAATATCCAAGCATGATAACAATGGTTCTCTTTGTCATATTTCAAATGACGTTTTTCTCCTAATAGTTCTTTTTTTAAATTCATTTTAGTATTGTTTTTAATAGTTCCCAAGCGTTTTGTAATTTCTCATTCAGTTCAAACTCGACTTCATGACGTTCAATCTCTCCAATGTGCATCTGTTTCCCTTCAGGCATTCGTGGATCATACGAAACAAAGTATCCATAGTCAAGGTCAGTGGCTAACATTCCAAGTTGCATCTGCCAGTAGTATTCTGGGTGTATTTGCTTGAGAGAATCCGCATCATAGATATTGAAGTTCTTGAGATGGATACCGCTATTGTAAGGGCATTTTATTTCAAGGATTGCATCTTGACTCAAGCCGTCAGGTGAATAACCACTGTACTCACCATAAGGAATAAATACATAAGTTTCCCCTCCGTAGTATGTCCACTCTTGAAAGTTCTGCTGATTGAAATAATAAAAGGCATCCGCCTCGTGTGATATACCCCAATCAAGAGCATCTCCATAAATTGGCTTAGAGTTGCCGGTCAATATCTCAGCAGCTCGTTCATACACAAATGTTTCTGCTGTCTTTGAAAGGGGAGAACCTGATCGGCTGCTCCCCATTAACTTGTGTACTACTGAAGCCGTAAATCTGTTGGCTCTTGCTTTGAGCCATTCCTCTTGACTTTCTGTCATCGTAACTTCCATCCGTTCTGCATTAGTCATTTGGTTGCTGTCAACACCTCCTCGTGCTTTTTAGAGATGACAAACTTGTCTTTGATGTCTTGTATGTTTCCACCGCCTTGAATGTGCTTCAATGCTTTCTGCCACATCGGATGTTGTGGGGTAATGGTTTCCTTGACTGTTTTAACTTGATGCCCACTTGCACTATTGCCGTCATCATCTGCCTGGTTTAAATTGAAGATAGATGCAAGGGCATAACGACGAGCATACGTCAAAGCAGATCCGTACTGTTGTGGATTGTTAGCATCTCGCATCCTCAAGATCTGTTCAGATTGCATCCATTCGCCTGATTCAACGTGGTAAATTTTAGTTACCAATACGTCATCGTGTGGGTGCTGAGTAATTAGAAGCCCTAACTCTTGACATACCGGGTTGATGGTTGTCAGAATACTGGACAAATCCGCATAGCTGGAGTGGAAATGGTCATTCTTGGCTGTCTTCTTAACAGCGTTTACTTTGCCTTGGAACTCAAAGAGAGCTTTCACAAGGTTGTTAGTTTCGTTACTTGTTTTCATTTTCTACTAATTTGATTTTGGTTGGTTTTAGGTCGTGGTAGTACATCAAGTCATTGATAACGTCGTGGCGTTCAATGTCACTGTACAAAAGAAAGTCAGTGGTGAATGATGCACCTTCCTCGTCAACGTGTCTGTACACATGGTCAGAATACTCATCTCGGTAATGCTCCATAATCATTGACTCGATTTCCTCACGATCAAAGATTAACGTGACAAAATACTGCTCAACAACAACATTTTTGTCCTCAACTAAAATAGTAATCATTGCTGCACCTCCTCATTTTCGATGTCCTCAAGGGCAGCCTTTAAAACTAAAAGGGCTTTGTCTGAAATAACGTTGCCTTCAATGTACTTCTTGACGCTGGGCATAGATACGCCCGTTTGTTCACTGACACGCTTGATGATGCCGTGACGTTTCTTTAACTTAATAAGTTTGACAATTTCTTGTATTTCCATGCCACAAATATAAAAATAATTTGCAGAATGAAAAAACTTTTTTCTTTATGGGCTGCCTAAAGTGTCGGCAATATACCTTCCAATTCTCTGAGCGAGTGTTTGGGTTGTGACTTGTTTTAGCGATGGTGTCACGAATGGTTGAGCCTTTGTTCCCTTCTGTCCAATCTTACGAGCGATAACATAGGCAAGTGATTTTGTTGCTGCTATCCTATCAGGTGACTGAGCAATCTTTTGCTGAATAGGTCGTTTGTTTTGAATCCACTCGTAAATGTTTTTAATCGGTGGCATCTTACCGGCTCTCCTACCATCTTCTACATATTGCCAATAATCCTCCATCAGAACAGTCAAACGATATCCGCTTTGTGTTCCTTTGATTTGTGGCTCAATAGACTGAGATAATGAACTTGAAGCGTTTGTCTTGTTTGCCCTTAATCGGTTCTGCATCTGAGCAATAAGCTCGTTGCCCCAATTCTGGACAATACGCAAAATCCCATCATCTGCTGACGGGTTAAAATCTGAATACTCTTTCCCTATGCTCTCAAGAGAATCAGCCATTCAATTTGCTTAATGCGTAATTGTGAAAGTCCTTTAATCTGCTGATCCATCCACGACCAAAATGCTTGAATGAAGATAGACCTCTCAAAAAGTTAACTCTATGGTCGTATGACTTTAGGTAGATATAGTCCTCTCCTTTCATGATTATAAGGCGATTTAAGGCACTTAAAGTGTTCTTGCCTACCTTCCCATCCACTGCGATAGAGAAACCCTCTGATACGATAAATTTCTGTAATTGCTTTGCTGCTCCGTAAACACCAGAACCCCAAGCGAAATCAGCCCAAAACTCAGCGATTAAATCTGACTCAATATCATCTGCCTTGATGCCTTTCCAATAGAGTTGATAAATAGACTTCCAATCCTCATGAGTCATCTCATAAAAACGCTTTACTGATTCTTCTGAATCTCCGTGCTGTGCTTTCCAAGCCGCCCAAGTAATGCCCTTATTGGTGTGAACGCCTGAGCCATCAGGCACACAGTTTGATGATGCACTGTCTTTAGAGTGCTTACTGAGTCCTCCTTCCCAGCGAAGGATATAGTCGATATTAGCATTGTTTATATTACCCATGGTCTTGTATTTCTTTTTGTAAACGTTTGAGATACCACTCTGCTTTTTGCAGGTCTTCCATTCCGTTCTTACGATTATAACGCCACATATACTTAAGAGAATTACCCCGTAAATAGCCTTTAAATTCTTCATAACTCATTTGTGCTTTAATACATTCTATACATTCAATCTCCCCTGCATAGTGGGTAGGATTGTTCACGTTGTCAGCCATATGTATCTAAATTCTTCGTATGGCAAATCTATATAAAAAGAATGAGATCCCTCGCAAAACACTTGAGTCATCTCGTAAAATTGTGAAGCCCCCACTACTTTTGTCAAGTCCAAAACGCCCTGCTCAACTATCTCAACTTCGTGTGCTTCTGTTTCTAATCCTATCTGCTGATAAATAGGATCAATCATATTTTCACGGAATATGTAGTTCACTTCTATCTTCATCTTATCTTGTATGTGTAAGCGTTTACTTTGACTTCCTCTTTGCCGTCTTTGATTACTCTCTGTGGGTGCATTTCTAACCATCTACCACCTAAAGGCTTTGGACTTGCTCCACGTTCAACGTGCCATCCTCCTTTGCCTTCGTTGTACTCTTCCTTGTACGTTGCAGTACGAACCATTAGAATATCTCTAAGTCTTACCTTGTTATTATGAGTCAGTCGTTCAACTGTGTAAGTTAATTCATGATCTTCGTGAACATGCCCCATCCAAATAAGGTCAGCACCCTCTACAAAGGTCTGCATTCTGTTGAATTGTATCGTTCCCTTAGTTACTGGTCCGCCCCCACCTGATCCGTGGAAATACTTGATATTGAAATTGACTTTTCCGTTGCTTTTTTCACGAGCAAAGTTATAAATTATCCAACCGCCATAACCTCCAACCTCAACATTGGTATCATTAAGTGAATTAAGTCCATACACAAAGCGTTCAATCACATCTGTTTCTTGTCGCTTCAAGATGTTGGTTTCGTGATTGCCATAACCTACGACCTTGATAAGATGAGCATAAGGAGAGAACCACTTGACCGCATCATTCACAACAGCATCTAAGTAATTTGCCTTGTTGTGTTCTGGTCTAATGTCGTTCTTGTTCTTACGAGGATCGTAAGCTCCCTGCATTAAACAGAAGGTATCACCATTAAGCAATATGTCCGCCCCGATTTCTTTTGCTTTTTCGAGATGGCTTCTGAGTAGGTCACGGTCACACTTTGGATTGTCCCAATGGGCATCACTGATGAGTAGTACCTTCTTTGGCTCGAATGTGTTTCTGATGATGTGTACATTTGTTTTCATAGTATTAAAGCCAAAACAAGCAAAGCACTTGATAAGGCTGATATTTTTTGATATCTATATTTAGCCTCTTTTTCTTTATTAGTGGCTATTATTAGTTCTTCAATAATGCTGTCTTGACGATGTATGGTTTTCCCATCATTAAGTGCCAATTCTTCGTATAATGATTGTTTTTTGCGACATTCATGCAACTCTATTAAACGCTCATTTATCTCTCTTATCGTGCTGTCTGAGAATTGAGAGCAAAGACTCTGTGGTGTTAGCACTGCTAATGCTATCAGCGTAGATATTGCGAATGGAATCAATCTCTTTGTCAACTGCATAGATTTCTCTAATTATTATTACTCTACTCGTATCACGTTGGTATGTCGCAGTAGCTTTCGAGGTAGGGCGTGTTAATAGTAAAGCTAATGCCATGCCCAGCAACAACATCAGTGCGTGAGTCAAAAAAGGGTTCAGCGTTTCCGCTAACCACGATCTCAAAGTCTGCATCAGTTACGTTTCTTTTAAGTAGTGTTACAATGTCGATGATTATTCCTGCCGTGTCTGAAAGAACCTCAATGGTGTTAGAACTGCTTTCAAATTGTCTGTCCATCACAAGCATTGAGAAATCATAATTGACAGCCTTCTGCTCAGTGTTAAACGTGAAGCCGTTTGGAACTAACCACACTAAGGGATAGTATTTAACCTCGTCAACAGCGAAGTCAAACTCTGCCCCCACTGCGAACTTTCCCACCATCTTGTGGCTTTCCGCTTGTGTTTTTATCTTTTCGATGATTTGGTTGAGCGTCATATTTTTTAAGCTTGGCTTCGTTTTTTAGCCTCCATTTATTCTTCGTCATTAGGGAAATCGTAATTGTAGAAGCAGTCATCACTTGTACCCGGCATATAAATGCCTCCAAACAATGCTGTATTCTTTGGTCGAATTACATCAAAACCACTTCCAGGATTTAAGAACTTAGGATATAATGTTGGATTCTCTCTTAAATAATCTCTTAATCTCTCTGCATAATACTCAGCCTTATCTCTGTATCGCTGCTCAATCTGTGTCAATTCACTTGTTGTAATCGGTGTGGCATTCTCAGAGTTGCGAGTCGCTACTGACTTATTCATAAACTTGAAGGTCATGGGAAGCATCGACTCAGTGAGTGAGTAGTATTTCAAACAAGGTGCAATGTATGAATCTAACAATGTTCTGTTGTCAGTTGTGAGAGTGTCGTTATATGCTTGATCTTGCAACTCATCATAAATACCCGAGCCTATCACATCACGGATGTAAATCTCTTGAGCTTCCTTGATTGCAGATTTTAAAAGCTTAGGATCAACATTTTCATTGATAGGTGAATTATCTCGTAGGTATTGAGTCGATATAAAATAAACAAAGTTAGCCATTTATTCTTCTTCTTAATAGTTGTGGTTGCCAAATGTGTCTGCAATATGGAACGTGAGTGGTTGTGCCTTTGATTGTCATCCATCCGCCTCGTCTTTTCCAAGCTGAATAACCAGGATCATTGTACTCCCTTGCAAGTATCACAGATATTTGGTCTATTTCTTCCCTTGTGTAAACTCGGTTGAGTCTAATCATCCTCTGACAAAAGTCACGAGATGTAGGCAACAAATCGCCACCACTTATTCCCGGTGCTTTCTCATAAGTGTAACGAGTCACAATCTCTGTTCCAACATTTGAATTTTCAAGAGTGGTTGTTCCTTCAGGTGTGATTCTAAAACCATCCTCAACAGATTCAATCAAGCCTCTCTGTGCCATATCATCTACTTCTCTCATTATCTCCTCCACAGGCTTTTTAATGTTGTTAGAGAGCGTTTCTAAGGTGATACCCTCGTTACTATACAACCACTGCAAAATCATCGCTTGTAGAGCATCTCCGAACTCCAAAGGTACTGACTCAAAATTGTCAGCATCTTCACCAAACTCGGCAAAGACTTTTAAATCTTTGTCATCATCCCATCCGAAAGGATTCTCACAGCTCTCACATTTTACTTGTTCAGACATTGCTGTTGTTGCTGACATTCCTAACTCAATACGAGCCTCATCTCTGTCAATGATGCCTTTCTCAAATAGTTCAACGTAGTCAAGTCCAATCGGTGGCTTGTTCTTTGTTTTAAGCTTTACAGGTGTGATGTATTTGAAAATAGAACTCAAGGCTCTATCCATCTGATTTTGACGTGGCTCAATGTAGGAAGTTTGGAACGCTTCAAACGCTTCAATTAGTTCGTTACGCCCTCCAAGTTGCCCCTCTGTCTTTATACCGAAAAGCATCGGAGAAGTAACTCGGTGACTCATCAAAATCTCCTCTTGAACTGTGTTGTTCAAAATGTCAAACTGCTTGTCAAAGTCTGAAGGTGCAAGGTTGTTAACTACTGAAGGAGTTTCGTTCGGATCGTTAAACTGAATGATGATACTCCCAGCGTTATCTGTTCCGCTAAAGTTGTCTTTAAATCTTCTGATTGTTTGACGAGCTTCTTCAGGTGATGGAATGCCTTTAAACAACTGTAAAAGCGTCTGAGCTGAGAAGCCTGACTTGATAGAGTTAAGATGAAAGTTTGCAATCTCGGTGTCTATCTCGATATACTTAAGAGCTGATTGGTATGGTGCTGTTGGATATTCGCCACATCCTGCTTTGTACATCTTGAAATAATAGACCTGCTTAGATTCTCTCGTATTTGGATTCCAAGGGTAATAATGTTCAGGCTCAACTTTTCTTGCAGTCCAATCTTCAGCATACAAATAATGCCCATCTAATGAGTGACGGACATTCTGAAAAGGCAGATGATAAATCTCAGCTATTTTAGTTTTTGCTTTGTTCCAAATAATCTCAAGGGCGAAGCCATCAAATAACTCAAGATCCTGAGCAATTTTGGATTTTAGGCTGTCAAAATCTTCATAGGCGTTAATTGAATCTAATGCCTCGTTTGCTTTTGCAACATCTTCTGTGTTGTATGCTACAATCTCGGTTTTATCACCGGCAATGAAGTCAGCTTTCTGAGTTACGATTGCTCCGTGCTTTGGTGAGCTATTAAATAGATCAATCAACATTTGAGGATAAGCATTATCCGCACCATAAGTCAAGAAGCCCTTGGATTTGTTCTCCTTGAAAATTGGGATTTTGCTCTCCGCAAAGTTTATCCGTATGAAGTTATTTTCCATTCTTTACAAAGGTATTATAATGAAACATCGACGCCCATGTCCACAACGAGGCATATCCGATATTTATAAGTATTTCGGGAATAGGTGGATACTGAGCCGTTAGAACGTTATACAACGACCCTAACGCTGGGATAGCCAAGCCCACTCTTAACATGGCTTGTTCGATCAAGTTTAGTTTAGCCAATGCCTTTACATCTCTACCAAACACGAAGATGTAAAACAACGTCGCATTTACGCATATTAAAAGGTTCGCAAGTTCATTAATTATCTGCATCTATTTTTTCTTTAAAGAATCTTTTTGCCACCGCCTCAACTCCTTTTAAACCAAGAAAGCCAAGAATAAAAGCAACACCATTTTGATAGTTTGTTTCGGATATTGACAATGCCGAACATACAACGGGTGTGATGTAGTTAGCACTTGCCACTCCCGTGATGATAGCAAAAAACGTTTGCTTGATATTCTTAGCCGAACCCTTACCCAATAGCAACAACGAGCCAAAAAGCCCCGCTATTGATTGCATTATATTTATTCCTATTTCGTCTAAAAAGGTTTTCATATCTCGTCACTTGGTTCGGGGAAATACTCGGGATGCAACTCTTTGCACTTCTCAGTCCATTCAGCGATTGCCCTTGAACTTCCAAACGTATGAACGCCCATCGGTGGACACCACACCATTTTGTTATCCCAAGAACTTACTGCATCACCTTTCCACAATACATCCACGTGGTATTTGTTTGAAATAACGGGTTCGGTTATTACCTCGCCTTCTGAATCGTATGTGCCTTCGGTTAGGACTATATTACCCAATCGCACGATGCTATGAGGATGGCTTGGGTTACCTTCCTCGTCAACGCCTAATGCTTCGATGTAGGTGTTGGCTTCTGTTTCGTTTTTAAATTCGTATTTTCTGAACATTTTAGATTGTTGTT